GAACACGTTCCTTTTGGTGTTTTTGAGCCAGAAGATAAAGATTTTAGATTGGCCGAATTCAGTAAATTGAAGACTGTCATGCCTAAACAGACAATTTCTGGTACCACTGGTTACGCTACAATTCGATTTTTCCCTGAGCATCAGGGTATGACTTTTATGGTCATGATTCAGTATTTGGGTACCACATATGGAGACCCTCTTGCTCAGCCTATTATAGTTAAGCATGATGACATTGATCTTCTTACAGTCTTTAGACCTGATGAAGACGGTATCTTTACTCTTAACGGTGCTGTGAATTCTGGTCAAACAAAGGATTCTAATGCTATGATTGGAAATTTCTGTGTTAGAGTTCCTTTCAAGCCTGGTAATCCTTATTTTGACTTGCAATTTGGATATACTCCAGGTTTAGCTGGTGTTCCGTTGCCTAATGATACGTCCCTTGACATTTTTGTCATTCAGATTAATGGAACACTTCCTAACAATGGTGTTGTGTAGTAACTTTTTATTTAAAAAGGCTTATTTTTGTAAACTGGTTTTGTACCTTTACTTCCAGATTTACGCCAATCTGCTAGCTGAGCTCTTCTCTGTCTAGCTAATTCATGATTTTTATAAATGCCTTTTCTTCTCTCTGACTTAAACTTCTTGTGCATAAAATCGTATTTTCTTGCTTGTCCCCAGTTTTTGAAATTATTCACGCTAGTATAGCCAGGCTTGTGTGAAATCCCGTAAGACTTTCTGTGTTTCTTTTGGATATAATAATCAAAGTTGTCTTCGTGATTTAACCATGGATATCTTTTCTTAGCGTATCTTCTGTAATCGGCCCATTTATGGATTGATTTCTCCTTATTATTTCTGTTCAGAAAAACATTCTCAGGCAAGTGATCCCAATGATCACTGTTTTTCTTGTATAAAAATACAGGCTTCTTAATGCTCTTATTTTTGAACTGCTTTCCACTCATTTTCCTGTCGATGGAAAAACACGTGTGGAAAATCTGACCAAAACCCGAAAACCAAGTCATTTCGAGCTTTTGAATCGTCAGCCCCCCCCTCAAAACCCGATAATCCCTTGATTTCTGGCTTTTGAATCGTCATCCCCATCCTTTCAAGATGGCCAGAACTAAACAATGCTTCCGTAAAGCTGATCTTTTCGAAGTTAGTGAAGATCTTAATGATCTGGATGATCTCTCCTATGAATCCTCTGTGTCGCAAACCATTCATTCGATCTCTGATGATTCTCGTACTACTTGTGATTCCTCATATGATTCAGACTATGAGCCTAGAATCAAACCCAAGTTAGTCTCTGCTCAAAGATTCCGTTTCGATGCTCGTCAATCAATAGAGCTCAAGTCCAAGTTTCCTCGGCTAAAACTCGCTCCTCAATCTACCAAATCTCCTCGCCTATTGCCGAGAAACCCTATTGTCATTGACCTTACTTTGGAATCTGATGAAGAACCTGAACCTATTAAACTTTTGTATGATAGTAATGATGTAATTGATCTTACTGATTAATGTATCAATTTAAATAAATATTTTTATTTACTTGCTGTTCTTCTTTGTATTTCCTTATTTTTGCGGACTTTAAAAATAATAACTCAGAGTAATTCGATAATGTTTTATTTCTTTAGTTTTAAATCAAAAAGTAAAGGCCCTTTAAGGAAATTCTTTCTAAAAATTCGGTTTCTCAATTTTTGTCTTAATTTTTTTTCAAAAACCACTGCAAATCTTTCCATTCTTCTTTGCTGATCTAGTTCATATGCTTCCATAGCTGTAGCTGGATCTGTGAAAACAAGATTGGGGACAGTACCAATTTTAACTGGTGGGAAACCATCATTGTTAAATCTTTTGCATGTAGGGCATGATGGACATTTTCCTTTGTGTCCACATTTTAATTGATCTGCTGATACTGCTGTTTTTATTTGTTCTTTTAAAGCTTGTGCGTTCATTCTTAAAGATTTGGACATTTGACAAATCACGAGATTCAACACGTGTGTTTGAATCGTTATCCTATAAAATGGAACCAACTCCTAAACAGCAGTCTACGAATTGGGTAGTTGTTTTGAACAATTATACTGAAGATGAAGTTTTATTAATTGGCGGTTTGATTTATGAACACCGACCATTCGAGAAATCTGAATCTCAGGTTAGATCAATGGCTTTCGCCCAAGAAGTAGCCCCTACAACTGGAACTCCTCACTTACAAGGTTTTATGCAACTCTCGAAAAAAGGTATTTTTTATTATGTATGATGCGTAGCTCAACCGGTAGAGCGGCAGTATTCAAATTGATGAAGTAATTCTATCCAGATGCGAGTTCGATCCTCGTCGGTCATACATTTTTTTGAAAAAAAAAATTTTTTTTTCCATGGTAGCACAGGTCCGGGGTTAATATTACCCCCGGACCTGTGCTACGTGCTACCGATAGTTAGCTAAGTAGCATTTTTGTTTACTTTTTGCTCGCGAAAAAGTAAAGAAGTTTAAGCTAACTTTTTTAGTGACATTAGCTGCCATGAAGAAACTGAATGGTTTAGAGCGAGCTACTTTTCTCGCTATGAGAGGCAGCTTTGCTGAGAACGAATTATATTGTTCGAAGGAAGGCATTTTAGTTCATTTCGGTGTCCCGTTTGTAGGCAAAGGTGGACGTACAGATAGAAATGAAGTTTTTGCTATGCTTCAAGAAGGCAAAACTGATTACCAAATCATGGAGCTCGATTTCTCTGGATATGCTCGATTTCGTAATTCTATTGCTGATTATCGTCAGCATATTGTGCCGAAACGTACCCATCAACTGGAGGTATATTTATTTTATGGACCTCCTGGGACTGGTAAAACCAAGTTTGCTTATTCTCAATTGGGTCCTGATATGTATCGTGTACCTGTTGCCGATCAATTCTGGCTCACCCAAACTGCTACTGGAAAGAAGATGATTTTGGTGGATGAGTTTCGAGCCAATCTAAAGTTGTATCATTTATTGCAACTTTTAGATGAAAACCCAGTTGAGATTCAAAAGAAAGGAGGCTTTGTTTGGTGGTGTCCTGATGTTATTGTTATAACCACCAACAAATCTATTCATGATTGGTATAGCTATCAAAATCGTGATATGGAAAAGGAGGCCCTTTTTCGCCGTTTTGATAATGGTGGTGTTTTTCGTTTTGAGAAAAATCCTGAAGGAATTCCTAGCCCATTCCGAATCGATATCAATAATCCTGTGGATTTCGAATATCCTTGGGTTGCTCCTGAGGATCGTATTTTAGATAAAGATCAACCTCGTTCAGCCCAATCGCATAGAGAATTAGAAGTCGGGATGTTGAGTAAATAAATTTATTTAGTATCGACTAATCAGTCTTTCTTTTCTTGGAAACAGCTTCTTTAGCACCAACGATTTCTTTAAGTAATCTTGGAAGGTGTTTTTCAAGGTACGCCTAGTAATCGTTAATGATAATCTTTGATATTTTATCTAATAAAATTTTCACCTCTGTGCAATCCCAGACAATAGATTCAACGGGGGACAGAGACACAATCTCGTCTTCGTCGGATATTTCAATGCAATTACTTGATTCCCTGAGCGATTTTTTTTGACAATGATCTTCATCCATCTTTTTGCTGTCACACACGTGTTTTTGACATTTTGGAAAAACCAGAAAGATGGCATACAAACGTAAAAAATCGACTAGAAAAGTTGCTCGCCGAACGAAGAAAAGAACTGCATCTCGCCGCAAGATTACTCGTAAACCTCGCCGAACCGTAAAAGGTACTGATGATTACTATAATAATCCATTATTATTACTTGGTCTTAAGAGGAATTATTCTACTCGTCCTGTTAGGCGGTTCAATTCTCTTGAGAAGAAAAAGAAGATTGATCCTGTAAAGGAAGATAAAGGACCGACTGTCGGTCAAATGAAAAACTTTGCTAAAGATATGTTTGTTCATAACTTTTCTTTTCCTTTTGCTATCACTGGTCTTACTGATGATGAACAATCAGTAGACTTTGTGAGAAAGAATTTTCCAGGTTTTTATGATGATTCCAAAAAGGATCATGATATATATATTTCTAAGAATAATACTATTAATACAGTATTATCTTGGTTAGATCGTCAAGATCGTCCTGGAAATTATAACAGTACTTTTGATAAAATTGGTAATATCATGTTAACTCCTGTCTTACCAAAGATGAAAGAATCTGTAGGTTCCTATCTTAATTTTGATAGAACCCCTTTCTATCTTAATCCTTCCAACTACATTGATCTTACAAACATCGATACTGATGATGTTATCAACATAGCTCAAGATTATGTCAGTGGTAAATCTAATTTACCTGACGTTGTTGAAGATGGTTTAGATTATATTTCTGATGCCATTATGCAAATTGAGAAGACTACTGATAGTATTCGTCGTAATGGTATTAGAATTCCTACTTACCTTGATCAAATGTTAGATGATATGCCTGATTTCTCATGGCATGATTTTGTTGATGAGGAAAAAACTAGGAAATCTATCGCTGATTTTCAGAGTGGTAAACCTTTTTCGGTTTCCTTTAAACCGAAAAGTGCCCTCATCCCTTTACCGGATGATTGGAAGACTAATCCAGAATATAAACATACTGTTATATCTGTTCCTGAATCTCTTAAAGAGTATGTCGTACAGGATATTCCATCTGCTCGAGGTAGTAGACGTTCTGAGAAACCTAAGGGTACGAAGGTTTTTGGTAAAGTACCTGTTGCTGAGGAAAATTTCTTTGCTTTGCGTACTTCTGAAGACAAGGAAGTTAATGTTTTTGGTCCTAAATTAAAACGACATACTTCTGATTCTCATTGGAAAGTCCAACCTGCAAAGATTGTTCAAAATCGTAGACAGTTGGTTCGTCGTCCTCGTATAGTTACTTCTCCTCAAGGTGATACTATGTTCGAGGATAATTTACCTGATGGTTTATACATTAACAGTGATGGTGATGTTGAGAGTAAAAGACCAGTTGCTCCTTCTAGAAGGTCTTCTAGAAAGGCTAAAGCACCTTCTTTATTAGGTTTTCATAAATAAACTAATTTTTTTAGCTCGTCGTTCAGTTATGAAAGTCTCCAATTTATCTACTGGGAATCGTGGTGGTATTATTATTAATAATAGGGAATTCGTATGTGATATTCTCCCTTCTACTGATTTTTCGCGGATTGATTATGATATCAATCCTGGTCTTTATCAAGTCAATCCATGGCTTGCTGATATTGCTGCCCAATATGAGCAATATCAAGTCAGAGCAATGTTGTTTGAGTACAAGTCCTTATGTTCCGACTCGACGTCCGTTGCAAACACAATGGGACTTGGTTCCGTTATCATGGCCATTAATTACAACCAATTTAATGAACCATTCATCGACAAGAGGTCTATGGAACACTACAGTGGCTCCACTTCTAAGAAGCCTACTGAATCTAATATTATCGTATTGGATGTTAAGGCTGCTGAAAATCCTATTCCAGGATTGAAATGGTGTAGAAGTACTCCAGTTCCTAAAGATGCTGATATTAGGCTTTATGATCATGGTCGATTCTCTCTTGCCACGCAAGGTCAGCCAGGTCAAATTACTACTCCACCTGATGATGCTCCTCCAGGTACAATTGGAGAATTGTGGGTTGCATATGAAATTGAGTTTTTTAAACCTAAGTATGCATCTACTATTGGTGAAAATCTTTTGATGGATCATTATCATAATGATCGTCTTTCTCGTGCTTATTCAGAACACGTTCCTTTTGGTGTTTTTGAGCCAGAAGATAAAGATTTTAGATTGGCCGAATTCAGTAAATTGAAGACTGTCATGCCTAAACAGACAATTTCTGGTACCACTGGTTACGCTACAA